ACCAGATCCCGTACCAGGGCGTTCCTGTGGGCACCATCAAACGCCATGCCACCGGCAAGGGCAACGCGGGCAAGGCAGGGGTGATTGCGGCCATGAAGGCGTTGGGCCACCCGGTCACCGACGACAACGAAGCGGATGCGCTGGCACTCTTGCACTGGGCGCTGGCGCAGGGTGCGGATCCCGCCTTGGGCAAGGAGGTGCGCCATGGCTAAAAAGCAAGTTGCACAGCCACTGACCCATGGCGCTCTGGTGAGCCTGCCCGGTGGTCGGGTTGGTGAGTGGGTGAGCGAAGCAGAGGAAGGCACCAGCTACCGCACCGAGCATTTCCGTACCGTGGACTCGCTCGGACTTTTGATGCGCAACGGCGCGATCACAGCGCAGATGCACGACGCGGGTCAGGACTTCTCTCGCACCTTTGTCTTCGCGCAGCTAAGTTCTGCGGGCTCACCGCCGCTTGATCGCATCCCCGGCGGTCATTGGCAGGACACGATGACCGAGCGTTGTGCTTGGGCCAGAAAGCGCCTGGGCGAGGCGCTTGATGCGGTGGGCGGCATCGGCAGCCCCGGCGGCTGCGCGGTCTGGCATGTGGCGGGGTTAGGTCAGAGCGTGAGGGAGTGGTCTGCCCAAGAGGGGTGGAACGGACGCACGCTCAATCAGTACGAGGCCAAGGGCATTTTGGTTGGCGCTTTGGGGGTGCTGGCTGTTCACTACGGGTACAGAACTTAAAAATGGCTTGCGCAAATGGGAACGTTTATGTTACCATTTAGCATGTCCTTTGAAGTTCTTGAACTGCTGCTTGACGATGGCGTCAGTCCCTATGCGCAGTGGTTTGATGGATTGACGCCGGACGTCGCCGCCAAGGTTGCGACTGCCAAATATCGGATGCAGCAGGGCAATCTGTCCAGCATTGAGTGGTTCCGAGGAATTGGCGAGTACAAAATTAACTATGGTGCTGGCTGGCGCATTTATTTGGCAAAGGATGGTATCAAGATCATAGTGTTGCTAGGGGGGGGATCTAAGAGCGGGCAACAGGGCGATATTGATCGTGCTGTTGATTTATGGGCAGAGTACAAGCGGGAAAAAGCAAAACTGCTCAAACAAGTGAAACCAGTTTCAGTCAAAAGCAAACGGAAAAGGTAACCATATGGCACTCACCAGAGACTTTAAAAATACGGTGATGGCGCGCGTTGAGCGCGATCCCGAGTTCGCTAAGGCGATGCTTGATGAAGCGGTCATGCTTTTTCTCAATGGTGAAGCGGAGACCGCAAAACTCATTTTGCGTGACCTTGTCAACGCGACCGTTGGGTTCGAAGATTTGGCAATCTCAGTTGATAAGCCAGCCAAAAGCGTTCACAGAATGCTGTCTTCATCGGGCAACCCGACCATGACCAACCTGGCTTCGATTTTTGCTGCACTCAAGTCAGCGATGAAGGTTGAAATTCATACCCACTCGGTCAGCATTGCTTGAGTTTGGGATCAAGAAAAGCGATGGCTAAACGTATACCGACCCATCCCGGAGCCATCCTTCGGGAAGATGTTTTGCCCAGTTTGAAGAGCATGTCTGTGAGCGCCTTTGCCCGAAGCTTGAGCGTTTCCCGCCATACGCTGCACGCCTTGCTGGCCGAACGCAGCGGCGTGTCGGCTGAGGTGGCGCTGCGTCTGGGGACACTACTTGGCAACGGCGCGCAACTCTGGCTGGACATGCAGGCTCAATTTGACCTGTGGCAAGCAAAGACCAAACTGAGCCATGAACTGAACAAGATGAAGCCGCTGAACTATGTGGCAAAGGGTTGAGCCCGTAACTGAAATTTGATAGGTGTTTGATGAAGAATTTTTTGAAAATTGGCATTGCCCCGCAAGAGAAGATTCGCGAGCGGGTTTTGGCCATCGCCAAAGGTGAAATCAAGCCCAAGCCATCGGACCCAAAGATCTGGTTTACCTCTGAGAAATCATTGTTGAAGACCTTGTTCAAAAATCGTACGAAAACCCCTTGACGCGGTATATATCGAAGCGGTAGCATTCTGCTAATCACTCAAATTACGCCCACACGGTTACCGCCTTGTGGGCGTTTTGTTTGGCGCTTGGCTTGTCTCAGTAGTGGTAGCGGCCTTGCAAGAACTCAACCCGGTCGGACTTGATCAGGTAGACACAGCGATGCTCCTGGGTAATGCGCCGGGACCAAACATCAGGACCCAGATATTTCAGCGGTTCGGGCTTGCCGATTCCATCGAAGGGGTCGCGCAAAATGGCTTGAACCAACTCCAGCAGCCTCTTTGCTGTGCGGCGGTCCGTCTCAACCCAGTGCTGCAGGTCCTCTAAAAACTCCGGGTGGCAGACAGCGACTCGATCGCCTTTAGGCATCGACACCCACCAGTTTGCTCAGGTGAGTAATGGTCGTGGGAGCAATGTTTTTTGAGCGTGCACGCGAGAGCGCTGAAAGCAGCCGCTCAGCGTTCTTCTCAGAGCGCAGCAGGTGCGCAGTCTCCACCAGGCTCTCGAGTTCATCGGCAGCAATCATGGCCACATCGCCCCCTGTGCGACGGCGCACCACGATGACCTCCCGGTCGTCGACGGCGCGATCCATGAGCGACTTCAACTGCTCCCTGGCCTGGCTGTAAGTGGTTTCAATGGTCATGGTGGGCTTTCTCTAATTGGACAGGAACATTGTACAACATGATGACTCAAAATTGGTTAATCAGTAAAGTCGAGCAGTGGCCAACGGCCAAACTGTTGCCCTATGCCCGCAATGCGCGCACCCACTCTGAGGCCCAGGTCGGTCAGATTGCCGCCTCCATCAAGGAGTTCGGCTTTACCAACCCCATTTTGGCGGGCGCTGATGGCGTGATCGTCGCAGGGCATGGACGCCTGGCTGCAGCCCAGCACCTCGGTTTGGAATCGGTTCCCGTGATTGTTTTGGACCACCTGAGTGCAACGCAAAGGCGCGCTCTGGTGCTGGCCGACAACCGCATCGCTGCCAACGCTGGCTGGGACGAAGAGTTGCTCAAGCTTGAGATTGCCGAACTCGATGAGGCCGACTTCAATCTGGATCTGATGGGCTTTGGTGACGAGGAACTCGAGCGTTTGCTCAATGGCGACGGCGACACCACGGGTCTGACCGAAGACGATGCAGTACCCGATGTGCCAGCTGACCCTGTCTCCAAAACAGGCGATGTGTGGGTCCTGGGTCAGCACCGTTTGCTGTGCGGTGACTCCACAGTTCTATCCGATGTGGAGCGCCTTATGAACGGTCAACTCGCCGACATGGCGTTCACTGATCCACCCTACAACGTGGACTACGGCAACAACGCTAAAGACAAGATGCGCGGCAAGGACCGCCGCATCATGAACGATGCGCTTGGGGACGGCTTCTACAAGTTCCTCTACGACGCTTGCGTTAATTTGTTGGTGGTCACCAAAGGTGCCTGCTACGTGTGCATGAGCTCATCCGAGTTGCACACACTGCAAAAGGCCTGGCTTGATGCGGGTGGCAAGTGGTCGACATTTGTGATCTGGGCTAAGAACACTTTCACGCTTGGACGCGCCGACTACCAGCGCCAGTACGAGCCAATCCTTTATGGTTGGAAAGACGGCGCTAAACACTTCTGGTGCGGCGACCGCGACCAGTCAGACATTTGGAATTACAACAAGCCTCGCGTGAACGACCTGCACCCGACGATGAAGCCGGTGGAGTTGGTCGAGCGTGCCATTAAGAACTCATCCAAGACGCGCGACATCGTGATCGACTTGTTTGGTGGCTCTGGCACGACGCTTATTGCTTGCGAGAAAACCAATCGCCAGGCGCGCCTCATGGAGATGGACCCCAAGTACGTGGACGTGATCGTCAAGCGTTGGGAGGACTTCACAGGACAGAAAGCCACCCGTGAATCGGATGGCTCAGCGTTTGCGGATCTTTCGCCGCAAGGTCAGTCGGTTTTAGATGATGCTGTGGGGAGCGAGCTAGAGGGTGAGACCCTGTAGACCCGCTCACCACCGCTCTCCTTGACGGAGTCGATGGTCAGGCCCAGTTTCTTTTTCAAAGTCCCGGCCATGCAGCCGCGCACCGTGTGCGTCTGCCAACCGGTGGCTTCCACCATTTGCGCAAGGGTTGCACCCTCGGGGCGTTTCATCAATTCGATGAGCACCGACTGCTTGCTGCCTTCGCGTTTGGATTTGGCTGGCGGCTCAATGCCGATGGCCTGCAACCCTGCGACGGTGATGGCAAAGCGGGTCGAGCCCGCAGCGCCTTTGCTGTGGGGTCGGATCAGGCCCTCATTGCCAAGGCTGGTCAGCACCTTGATCAACGCGCCACCTTTGAGGTTGGGCGGGAAGTCGGTTAGCAATTGCTGAGGGTGAATGGAAGCCGCGTTGAGAAGCAAGGTTTGGCTGGGTGTGAGTTTCATTTTGATCTCCGGTATCAGGTTGCTTGGTTTGTTTGTTTGGATTGCTGGCCAGCCGTGAAGGCGGCTTGCAGGGCTTCTTTGAGGCCCCAGACGCTGACTTCATGAAAGTCCAGGCGGTCGCTGTTGCGAGTGGCCAGCGTGTCGATGTGCAGATGCTCTGCGGCGATTTGGTTGAACAGACGCTCCAGTTGTTTAGCGTCCATCACTTGGCTCCCCGCACCTGGTGGATCTGGCGGGCGCGGTCAAAGCCGACCCACTCGCCTTGGGTGTCAAGGCCGCGTGAGGCCAGCTCTTCGCGGGCCAGCAGGTTGAGGTCAAGCTCACCGCGTGCGGCTGCTGCCAGCACCTTGGTGAGCGCGATCTGGATGAACCCGACCTCGTCGACGGTGAACTGTGTGGTGTAGGTCATTTGCAAAGCTCCTTGGGTTGTTGATGACGTTCCTATGAACGCTCTGAACCCAAGTGAAGCCAAGCTTTATCTGCATCAAATCCGATTAGTTTTTTGAATGAGTTGGGAATAAGCCGCTATGCCCCGCAGTGCCCCAACTCCATGCCGACATCCCGCCTGTGCGTTGGTGCTGGACAGGCCGGGCTACTGCGATCAGCACCGCACCCAGGTGCACCGTGACTACGGGCGTGCCAGGCGTGGCTTTGATGCCGAGGTGGGCTTCTATCAGTCGGTGCGCTGGCGTGAGGTACGTGCTGCGTTCCTGCGCGAACACTCGCTGTGTGTGGCGTGCAAGGGGGCGGGTCTGGTGGTGGCAGCCAAGGTTGCTGACCACATCAGGCCCCTCAAGGACGGCGGCGAGCGCTTTGACTGGGCCAATCTCCAAGGCCTGTGCGTCTCATGTCACAACCGAAAGACGGCGCGTGAGACCGCAAGGCGAGGCTGACTACCCCCCCGGGGGGGTCTGAATCTCTACAGACGGCGGCCAAAGATGCGTGCGCCTGCCAAGATTTTTGCGCGTGCAAATTGAAACCAAGGGGGGATCCCTCGAAGGCAGCCTGATGCCATGCCTGGCCGGTGGGGTCTAAGAGCCGATCAGTTGAGATCGGCGATGAACTTTTCGATGTTGATCGCTTTGGATTTGCCGACCGAGCGAATGATGGAGTTGGCGACGTTTTCTTCAACGACGCTGTTCCATTTGGAAAAGCTCTTGTCCGTCACGCTCTTGTCAAACGCAGATCGGACCGCCTCACGCCCAGCTTTCATATCAGCCGCCAGAGCGGACTGAACGAGGCATTTTGCGATGACGTCGGCTTTGCGCACTGGGAGTTTTCCGGTGGGTTTGAAGCCTCCATATTAACGATTACCAACGACTGAACCCAGATGGCCGGACGAAAACCACTCCCGACGGAGATCAAAAAGCTCAGGGGAACCCTGCAAAAGTGCAGAACCAACCCCCATGAGCCGCAGCCCCAAGGGGATCTGGTTGCGCCGCCCGAATACATGTCCGACGGAGCCAAGCAGGCCTGGCGCTATGCCATTGAGAGCGCGCCTGAGCATTTGCTGCGCAAGCTCGATATGTCGGTGCTGGAAGTCTGGTCCTGCGCTGCGGACCTGTACCGCAAGGCCCAGATCGGAATCACCAAGACGGGTCTGCTAATAAAAGCGCCGAACACCGGTGTGCCGATGCAGTCGCCGTACCTGGCCATCGCCAACAAGCAGGCCCAGATCATGACCAAGGCAGCGGTGGAGATGGGATTTACGCCAGCCTCTCGTTCGCGTATCACACAGCCCACAGATACCCAGATCGATCTCGATCCTTGGGCGGACATAGCAGGCTGAGACTGAACTTTGGCAGCAGATAACTACGCCGCCGTTGCCCGCAAGTATGCGCAGGCAGTCGTTGCCGGTGACATCCTGACCTGCAAATGGGTCCAGCGGGCATGCCAACGGCAGTTGAACGATCTGGCAAAGTTCAAGGGCAAGGCAAGTCCCTACCAGTTCAACCCAAAGCTCACCGACAAGGACGGGCGGGAATTCCATCCCGCTGACAACCTGTGCGCGTTCATTGAACGCCTGCCCCACGTCAAGGGGCCGCTGGCAGGCGAGACGATCAAGTTGGAGCCTTGGCAGGTGTTCATCCTGACCACCGTATTTGGATGGGTCAAGCCTGACGGTAATCGCCGCTTTCGGCGCTCGTACATCGAGGTGCCGCGTGGTAACGCCAAGTCGACCCTGTCGTCTGCGCTTGCGCTGTACATGCTGGCCGCCGATGGTGAAGGTGGTGCAGAGGTTTACTCTCTGGCCACCACCCGCGACCAGGCGCGCATTGTGTTTGGTGATGCGCAGACCATGGCTCGCAGGTCACAGGGCTTTCGCAGCCGGTTCTCTGTCAACGTTGGTGCGCACAACATGAACGTGCTGCATACCGGCTCAAAGTTTGAAGCGCTCTCGGCAGAGGGATCTACGCTCGACGGCCTGAACATTCACTTCGGCTGCATTGATGAACTGCACGCCCATAAGTCTCGCACCGTCTACGACGTTGTGGAGACCGGTACCGGCAAGCGAGACAACTCACTTCTGTGGGTGATCACCACCGCTGGCAGCAATCGCGCAGGCATTTGCTACGAGGTACGCACCTTTGTAACCCGACTGCTCGATGGCGTGTTCGAGGATGACAGCCAGTTTGGCATCGTCTACGGGCTGGATGACGGGGACGACTGGACCAGCGAAGACTCGCTGATGAAGGCCAACCCCAACTGGGGTATCTCTGTGCGCCCGGAAATCCTGGGACCGCTGCAGGCCAAGGCCATGCAGTTGCCCAGTGCGATGAACAACTTCAAGACCAAACACTTGAACGAGTGGGTCAACGCCGACACCGCATGGATGGACATGCGCTCCTGGGACGCCTGTGCTGATCAGGACCTGGACATCGAGTCCTTTGTTGGCCAGCCCTGCTGGGTGGGTCTGGACTTGGCCAGCAAGACAGACATTGCGGCATTGGTGATTGTGTTTGCCCATCCCGAGATTGCTGACGCATTCGTAGTCTTCGGCAAGTACTACCTGCCAGAGGACACGGTCAATGCCAACGGCAACAGTCAGTACCCGGGATGGATGCATACCGGACGCCTCACCGTGACGCCGGGCAATGTGATTGATTTCAGTTGGATCGAAGCGGATCTGAATGATCTGTCCTCTCGCTTTGCTGTTCAGGCAGTCGCGTTTGATCCGTTTCAGGCGACGCAAC